TAAAGTAAACTCTGCTGGTTTACCATTTTCATCTACTGAGTATATTTTAACATCAGTTGGATCGAATGAGCTACTAAATGTAAAATCTACCGGTTTATTTGTTAAGAAGGTAGGTCTGCCGTCAGTATTAGAAGTAACAACAGCTGAGTCATTAACTTTTAATGCTTGATTCCAGTTAGGAGTAAAGCCTGCTGTAGCAGCAACGTTTTGAGTTACAGTTAATGTAGTTTCAGCTGGTGTGCTTACTTTTGGTTTGTAACCCATCATATAAGCTAATGAATATAGATTAGATGGATTTTTTGCATGCTGCAAGAATGTTTCTTGAAGTTGTGTATCTTGATAAAAAGATAATACATCACCTACATAGGCTGCCATCTCAATAAACATAAGTCCAGGTGATGACGGACTAAAGTCATTGTATGCATCGGGAAAGTAGTTTTTAGCATACTCTATAAGCTGGTTCTTAAAATCACCAAACTCTTTATTAATATACTTTATGTCTCTTGTTTCAGCCATTTTTAATCAAAGTTTATTACTACTTCATCTTCAATATTAGTTTCAGATACTTTATATTTTATAGAAAACTGAATAGTTCCTGTGTCAGGATCACCTACAGTACTTATATCTATAGGTATTACTCTTGGAAAAAATATACTAAGGTCTTCTCTTACTAATGAGTCTACTCTTCTTATAGTATCTTGATTAAGATTTTCAAATAACAAGTTTTGTAGTTCATTACCAAATAAAGGATTCAAATACCTTTCTCCTCTTGCAGTAAGAAAATAGTTAATAAGATTAGTTTTTATAGCTTCACTAGTTTGAAATGTCTGATTAAAGACAGCTTTACCTGAAAAGGGTAGAGATACTCCGACCGCTTTACGAGGCTGTAAATCTAATGGATCTATTTTTCTTACTTCTGTTGGCATTATAATGTACCTGCTTTATTTTTATCTTTTTTCATTGATGCATCTAATATAGATTTTGCTTTTCCTACAAAATCAAGTTTTGTGATATCAATACCTGGCATAGGACCTTTATGTTCCTTAGTCATTTGAGTAGACATCATAGATGCAAAGTTTGGTTTTTGTACGCCTTGACCTATAAAGTTAGCTGCTTCTTGACCAGTCATTTCAGCTTTAGTAGCATTTAACATTTCATCAAGTGTTGCACTTTTACCTACAGACCATTTTTTTGGTTGACCTTTAGGTACTTCAGCATAAGTTTGAGATACTTGTTTAGTGGGAGTACTTGCTACTTTAACTGCTTCAGTTAACATTTCTTGTAACTCCTCCTTAACAGCAGCTCTTACTTCTTCTCGTATAATTTTTTTTAATAGTTCGAGTTTCATATATATAAATAGTTTAGTTATGGAAGTTGATTATCTAATCTAAATTTTACTTCATCTAAAAGTACATTTACATCAGAACTAAATGAGGATTGCCCTTTTAACACGGCTACTCCTTCATCTATTGTTTTAGCTACTGCAAATCTTTTTGGTGCAATAGCAGGTGAGTTAGGATCTTTTTGTATCTCTAACAAGTATTTTATACCATTAGCAGCAAGATAGTTGAAATCTAAATCTTCTCCACTATCGTCTTGCTTACTATCGTTTATTTTATCTAATAGTTTTTTAATGTTATTTTTAGCATCATCACTTATATTACTATCTTGTAACTTATTTAACCCATCAGCCAGTGCAGCTAGTGCAGCATCTGGATTATCAGTATCAAAATCATTCTCATTGAATCTACCATCTGTGCCTGATCCTGTTCCTGCTATTAAACAGTTAGCGGTATCACCAGTTTTTATTTGATCTTCAGTACATAGTTTTTTAGGGTTAGTAATACCATCTTCGGTAAGATTACCATTTCCTATAAAAGTAGGACCTAAAGTAGAAAATATTAAAATACCATCTTCATCTAATAATCCAGCATCATCTAACTCTTCTTCTGATATATTACCGTTGTTAAGCTCATCTTCTAACTGTTTTGATATAACACATGATGTAACAGCGTTATCAGCTCTACTAACTATATCTAAAGTTGCTGACAGCGAAGAAGAGGTTGAGTCTAAAACTGCTTCTATAGTACCAATGATTTCTTCTATCTGTACTACAAACTCTCTTATCTTAACTAATAAATCTGAATATTTAGTTGTTATTAATAATGGTAGACCAAAGCCAGGTGGTACTGATTGTGGTATAGGAAGTGAAGTAATAATCTTTATAATAGCTTTTAACCCTTTAACAGGCGGTTTAAGTTTTTTAGGTAGTTTTTTAAACTTTGATAACCTTCTATCTATTCCTCCTAAAGCATTACTTATACCTGCGGCTTGATTTTGAAGTCTTCCTAACTTGTCAGAAGAAGGGCATCCTTCGCTTCTTAAACTATTAGCTATGTTTATAGTTTGACTGATAGCATTAGCAGATATTTTACCTTTCAGTTTACCAACTATCTTGGCGATAGCTGCTCCCATTTTCTGTTCTTTGAGGTGTACGTATGCCATTATTCAGTAAATACTTTTTTAGAGTGGAGTTGGGGTAATTTATTGATAAGAACTTCTAATAATGGTAATACAGTATTACCGGTAACAATAAGTTTAGCTATTGCAGCTGGGGGTGCTGGAGGTAGTTTAGCCATTGTATCTGCTAAAGTTTTAACCTGTTTAGTTAAGTCATTTAACCAAGTTGTAGAAGTTTTTCCTTTGAGTACAGGTTCATGTTCTTTTTTAAGAGCTGCTGCTCCTAAGTAAATCTTCTTAGCATCTAATCCAATATATTCTTCTCCATCCAAAGACACTGTCTTAGCATTTAAACCAATACCTTCTTTAGCTGATATAAGGGTATGTTCATCGTATGCGTTAAAATATAATCTTCCAGAGTTAATGATTACTTGAGAGCCTTTAAACTTATCTGCTTTTTCAGGTTCATCTTTCCAACTCTCTCTTTTTATGTTAGCTTGTTCTAACTCTACTGTATGATCTGATGTTAAGTAAATAGATGACTTATCTTCATTTATATCTTCTAAAACAGATTCATCTCCTGATTCTGCTTCTTTTTGACCATTACGTATTATAGTAAGTGGCTCTCCGTTATTACTATCATCTATCCAAATATTAGAATCGTACTTAGTACCAGTCATTCTTATGGATTGACCATGTCTACCTTCGATGGATATGTCTCCTGGAAATAGTTGAAGAGGGTTTACTTTGTCTGTTTCTTCGAAATGATCACCAAACTCTGCTTGGCTTTGTTGATCTTCAAACTGAACGGTGTCTGGGTATCCGTTATGATGTGGATGATTCCACATTGGTACTACTTGTCTCCAATATGGTTTAGTAGAACTAGGACCTGTACTTCTTCTTTCGGAGGGTAAGGATACTATCTCTACTATTTCACTTTTGAGTGGTACTCTCTTTACATTTGCATCAGCACAAAAAGCAAACCTTAGTTGAGTATCATCTTCTTCTTTTTTTGCACCAGATAATGATCTATAGAACACTCCATTAATAGCTTGAGAACCTCCATAGTCTTCATACTTAGGATGAAATGAATCAGTTAATACATCTACTACACGAGCAAAAGTACTAGGAGGAGCACTTCCTCCACCTCCTGCTGCTGCAGAAGAACCTCTACCCTGCATAAAACCGGTACTAAATGCCATCTTCCTGCTCTTCTTCTTTTGTTTCTATTTCGTTTTTAACTTCTTCAGATTCTTCTAATAAATCTTGAAGTTCTGAAAAGTCAAACATATCTGATCCATCTCCTTTAGCATTAGCTGTTTCTATTCTTTGAACAATAGTAGCTAGTTTAATAAGAGCTTCATCATTTTTAACTCCTATTTCCATGTACTCTTTTATCATAGGAACTATTAAAGTAGCGTCTCCTATGTTTTCTATAAGAGGTTTAAGTTCTCCTATTAATGCTTTTACTTGAGCTCTAGTTGTAGTAGAGTTATCATGTATTTCTGAAAAGAGATCAGATAGAGTTTTTCCGTTAAATATTTCTTTATCTAAACCCATAATAAGTTTTATTATAAATAGAGTTACTGAGGATTATTTGAAATAAGACCTTCGTCGTAGTAGTATTGATACTTTTTAATCCAATGTTCTTTAAGAACTGAAATAACTTTTGTTAAGTGAGGAGTCTCACAATCAGTCATTTCTCTAATATAAATGTATAGGGCTTTCTTTTTAAATAAATCTAGATCATGTCTAGTTTTAAATATTGTGAGAACTGCATCTGCAATCTGCTTATCTTGTATTTTATTAAATAGTTCATCTAACTCTTCATAAACTTCTTCTATCCAGTCGTCTAGCAAGTTAGCTAAAGTAACTCCTGTGGATGACTCATACTTAATAGTATTCTCATATGATTCTTCTATATCTGAGAAAGAACCAATCTGTTTTAGTCTTTTATAGTTCTTATTATTGTAGTTAATAAGCCATCTTTTTACTATAGTACCAAAATAAGAGTATGCTTTTGCTCCATTAGTAGGGTCAAACTTCATGATCTTCTCTTCTAACAAAACAGAAACGATCTCATGTTTGAGATCTTCTATTCTTTCAACATCGGTGTAGTAAAACTTAAAAGTATGTATAATATTCTCTGCTAACTTATAGAAGGGTAGGTATATGTGGTCTGTAAATATTTTAGCTCTGTAGTCTGAGTCGGTAGAGGTATTATATTTGACTATATAGTCTTCGGTTTCTTTTGTAAAATAGTTAGCTTTGGATTTTTTCCTTGGCATAATCTGTGGGGAGTGAAAAACGGTTTATATCGTCTTGCACTTTTTTCATATTAGTAAAAAACTCACCAACTTCATCATCTGACTGAAAGACCCCTCGTTCGTCAAGTTTTTTCAAGTGTTGGTCACCTTTTTCAATGGTTTCTGATAGAGTCTCTAAAAACTTAGTTTGATTTTCTAAGATATCCTCGTACTTCTCTACCTTAAGTAGGAGATTTCGTAAAATATAACTAAAAATAAATAAAAAGGCAACTAAAAGCACGAAAATAATGTTATATATGGTGAAATATTCTTGCATTTATAGATTTTTTAACATATTACTAAGGCCTTGTGATGCATTTACACGTTTACCTGTAGTAGATTTGGTTTTTTGTGTTTTTGCCATAGTGTTACCGCCGTTCTTCTTCCAAATATCGTATTCAACTTTAGAGGCAAGGAAGTCAGCACTGTGTAGTACACTAACTATTGATGTTTTTTGCCTTGAACTCTCTTGATGACTGAAGAAGTAAGCTTCATTAGCTTTATCAAACACTCCATCGTGTAGTCTGATGCCTAACCACTCTTTCTGACTTACTTTGATACCAAACTTCTGTAGTATGTACAGTGATCTATCTGGAATAAGCATAAAATCTAAGTCTGAGTTGTAAGTATACATCTCTGATAGTTTATCTTGACGCCATTTATCGGTCTGAGGTTGATAGTTTTCTTTATCACCATCACCTAGCTTACCTAAATCATGGAATATAGCGGCAAAGACAAGTTCTTCTTCGGTGTAATCTACTGTTCCACCCATCTCTTGATATAACCTAGACTGCTTTACCGCATACTCCACTACTCTATTAACATGATCGACATAACCACCTGCAAAAGCATTATGATGCCAAGTTTTACCACTGGCAGGAGCCATTATGTAAGTTTCCTCCATGTGAGAAAGTAGTTTCTTCACTGAGTCTTTACGGTCTCCTATGTAAGTATCTACTATTTTAAGATGCTTCTCGTAATTTTTCTGTATTTGTTCGGCCGATAATGACATATTAGATTAATTTTATTTATTATTTATATATATTTATATACTTATATATTATCTTTTAAATATTTATATATATATTTTTATAATATAAATTAAGATAATGATAATTTATTTAAGAATCAACTATTCTACAATAAATTTTATAAAAAGTTCTTTTTCTTTGTAGTTTATACCGGCATCCCAAAAAATAACCGCTCTAACCTCTATAGTATCTCCCTTCATTTCTGGAGGAAAAGGACCAACTATACGTTTTCCGTATAAAGTATTAGATTTATCTCTACTAGATAAGTTAACTCTACTAGATTGTACTACTGGAATAACATCATAACCTACATCTATAGTAGTATCCGTATAAAAGTTAGCTTGAGCAACAGGAGTTTCATTATACCACCAATAGGGATCGGTAGCATCTGCGTAGACATCTATAGAAAAACGAGGAAAATACTCTCCATTCCAATCTAAATCTATATGATAATACCCATTACTATCTATATTTCCTGGTAACTCTAATGAAGCATCACATGATCCATCATAACATACTTGAGGAATATCATCTTTACTACATGAAGCAAACATAGCTAGCATGAGAACTAATAAACCTATACCTACTATAGATTCTTCTCCGTTAGCATAAACATAAGAAGTGATTTGACGTAGCATCCATACTACTAAATAAAATAAAACGACGGTGAAAACACCAAAAAGAAAACTTAATAACATAACCTTGATTTTTATATACTATAAATATAAGAAAAAAAGTGCGGGGAGGCAACTGTTTTTATAAAAAAGCTTTAGCTCGCCGCGCAAACGCGCAAGCGTTCCCGCGATTCTATAGTACTTTCACAATGACTTCCTTACCGAAAGTGTGTAAATCGTATAAGACCCGTTGTATAATCTTCTCTCTCACACCGCCATTCCTGCTTTCAACAGTAACTTCAAAGGGTAAATGCTTGTTTAACCAGTTTCCTCTTAGATCTTTAAACTCAAATGTAGAGGGTTTATTATATATTACTCTATATACTGCGACTCCTTCAACGGTTATCAGATAGTTATCTTTTTTATCTACGGTATATGTAGAGGAAGTATGTGTGTTAATAACTAATCTGAAGTATTCTTTGAAGTCTTCTAAGGTTAGTACACGAGGGTTAGCTAGATCCATAGAGTAAAGATACGAATATCTGGGGATATATACAACTAAATGAATGACTTTGACTATATCATCTTACTAAGCTTCTTAGGCTTATATTCAGCCTTCAGCAGTAAATCAATATATTTTTTAATAATAGCACATTTCTCGTATTGTTCTAATCTCTCGAAATATACTCTCAGATAATCTAATGAACCTTTAACCTCTCTATTATCAAATGCCTCTCCTATCTTATATATGTCATCAAAAGAAGAACTATCTATTCTAAGTAGGTAACTATATAGCTTACTAAAGTACTTATATCGTGTTAGATTACGTACCTTCTTGTAATGCTGAGGGTATTGCTTCATATACATCATATCCATCATGTGGAAGTTTTCAACTCCTCTGAGTACCATACCCATTAACACGAAAGGATTATTGAGGTGATCCTCCATACCGTGTTCCTTGTAGACTTGCTCGTCACCTTGCTCAAATATTGAGAATAATGTGTTAGGATCTATTATAGGTTTCATATAGTATAAATAGTACTTCTTATAAGCTAAAATTTTGTTCGCAAAATTCCTACCGTTTTAGTAGATTTTTCCAAAAAAAGTTCTTATATTAAAGTATATGTTAAAGCTAGATATACAAATAGGTGATATTATCTTAATGGGTAAGTTCAAGAATAAGAGAGTTAAGATAAAATCTATCGAATATGATGAGTTTGGTATGCCTCTGATTAACGGTAAGCCTGGATGTACATTTAGAATGGTTCCTAATCCTAGAAAATGAGTCAAAGTTTTATAATATCGGCAGTTACGTTTATCATAGTTATGGTCATCTTTCACCTCCTAAGAGATGTTATCATAAGAGTAATGGATATAAACGTAGATAGTACTAAACTTCAGAAGTATAACATAAGATGGTTAATAAGTACGGCTATAGGCCTAGTAATACTTTATCTTATATATTAAACTAATGAAAAAGACTAACTGGGGACTAATATTAGTATGGGCTTTTATATTATATTGCCTATATACATTTTGGAAGATGGTGTGGTTTACCTTCTTTTAGTCTTATCCTGTAAATAAGATACTAAACAAAAGACTA